GTAATCTACAAGCTGGGCAACGTGATACAGTAAAGAAAAGTCTAATGTCTAGCTTACAGGTGGATGATGCTGGGGCTGATTATCTAATTAACAGTGCGCTACTTCGTGTGCAAGAAGGTGATAGTGCTAGAAGAATAAATCAAGTATCAGATGTTAGAAGTTACTTAGAACGTACTAATGCATTAGGTATGTTTAGTGGTCAGGTTCCCGGTTATCAAATGGATAGAGTGGTAAGTGATGTCGCAAAAAGATTTAAGGTAGATAATGAAACAGCGCGTAGCTTAGTTATGTCTGCAACAACAGCACCGGATGATGGTATTTCTGCATTTGATGTAGAAACTATCGGTATGCCTACAGATACAAAGCCTACTGTAGATGTTAAAGAAGACTTACCGGATGTGGATTTAGCCACATTAAGTGTTGAAGAATTATCTGAACGTATTTCAAATGATAACGCAACTGATACACAAGTTACAGCCGCATCACAAGAGTTAATTAAACGATCTAAAGTTGAGTCCGATGTAGAAGCAACAGATAGAGATAACGCAACGGTAGACCTTGCCACTCGTGTAAAACCCGATCTTATCTTTAGAGGTATGGGAACTCGTATCCCGTACAAAAAAATAGGAAATGATTATTACCGAATTAAATCAGATGGTACATTAGCTTCAAGTCCTGCAAATAAAGTACGTAAGTCGATGCTGGAAAATCCAAACAGACGTGATCGTAAACAGGTTGGTGGTGTCGAGGATGTTTCAGGTAAAGCACCTGCTACAGATAGTACATCAGATTCAGGCTTTAGCATTGAAGATGCGGCAGAAGCACAATTTAAAAATAGGCCAGACTTATTCACTGGTAAAGAAACGCCCAACCCTTCAAAACCAAAACAAAAAAGTTTAATGTCAGACGATCCAGCCAGAAATATAGCAACAACTTCATCAGACCGCACCATGCAAACACAAGATATGAATCTATCTGATGTAAAAGCTATGTCTGATGTAGCACTTATTGCTCGTTATGTTTCTGGAAAAATGACTAGCGATATGGTAGATGAGTTTAAACGCAGACTATCAAATGCCAGTTTTATAGACCAAGCAACAGCTATAATTAATCAAGTAAATAAAGCAAAAAAACCAAAAGCTAAAGCACGTGGTGGATTGATGAGGCGTTAAATGGGTCTTTTAGAAAAATATACTGGACGCAAAGACGAAGACATTATTGAACAAACTGAAAATGCACTAAGCACACCCTCTACACAATCATCACAAGGTGGGGGTTTGTTAGACCGATATGGTCAGCAGAGTGCCGAGTCAGAGGTATTTAATAATTCTGTAAAGTCTTATGAGTCTATAAAAAGAAATCCTGCTATATTTGAAGCTGCCAAGAGATTCTTGACAGAACGACATGGCATGTCTAAAGTAAAAGATGAAGATGTAGTGGATGAGTTTATTAGTCATTTCCGTTCTTTTGATGTAAATGAAATGACAACAGCAGGTGATTATAACTATGTGTCAGCTGCTGCGGCTGATGCAACTAAAAGAGATGATGATAAAGCTAAGATGCGTCTAGCTGATTACCGTCTGCTTTATCAAACGTTTAGAGAAATGCCCTCATTCTATGAGGAAGGCGGTGCTGAAAATACTTTCACAGATTATGTTGAAGGTTTATTAACAGCACCGTCTACTTATTTGGGCTTGTTGTTACCGGGCATCGGCAAGGGTGCAGGGGTAGCTAGTACACAAGCGGCCAAGGCTGCCGTTGCTGGTACACTTCGGCAATCACTTATGCCCCAACGCCTTGGCAGTAGAATGATACAGGCGGCGGCATCTAATCCTATTAAGACAACTGTTGCAGGTGAAGCTACATTTGGTGCATTGCAGAATGTGGCGTCACAAAAAACAGAGATTGAGGCAGACCTGCGTAAAGAGTTTGACAATAGTGAACTGCTTGTTACATCTGTTGCTAGTGGTGTACTACCTGCTGCAGCAGCTGTCGGTTTAGCAAAGGGGCAGTTCTCAAGATTTGCTGAACGTAATGTAGGTGATTTGCTAGATGATGCTGATAAAGCAGAACTTAAACTTATTGAAGCTGCAACAAAAAATGCAGAGAAAACATTACGTGATACAGATAAAAAGATAATAGATGATACTAAGGAAGTGTTGCGTAGCTTAGACCCAGAGGCTGTAAAAAAGGGTGACATTGCATCAGATAAAGTACGTGACGAAATTGAAACAGGTTATAAGATAAGAAGAGGCGCAGACCTGCCACCTACAGAACCGGGCGTTGACTATGAAGACGTACCAATATTTGATTTAATTATTGACCCAAGTAAAAAGAAACGTGTCTTTGCAATGACAGTAGAGATACTTGCTAAAGGTGGTGGACGCAAAGAAGGTGAACGTGTCACGGAAGCAATCGGGCGAGTTCTGCGTAGTGCATCAGATAAAACTTTAAAAGATGCATTTGAATTAGGGGACATATTTAAAAAATATAATTTAACAGCAGATGACTTTGCTAACATGTTTATGGCAGATGTATCTCATGCTGCCCGTACTTTACAACAGGCAGGTGCAGTTCGTAAGATATTAGATGCCGGACATGATGACCTATTTGGTTTGAGTTCACAAAGAAAAGGTGAATTGTTCCAAGCAACTCGTGCGCTAGAGCAAGAGGGTTCTGCTGGTGTATCTAGATTCCTTTCAGAAACTGATATGATAACTGACGATATGAATGTCGGTGCATTAAAAAGATTATTAAATGGTGCAAGGGGTGTTGACAGTATGCGTCTTGCCTTTATGACTTCACAAACTGGTACTACTGTTCGTAACACCGTATCCGGTGCGGCACGTGTAGGTATTGATGTTGTAACAAAAGCTGTAGACAGAGGTATATCTAAAGTATTACCGGGTAACAAATCTTTGTTGCATAAAGCTAATGAAGATATATTTGCTGTAGCATTTGGTATTACAAATAAAAAAGAAGCTATGGCTATTGAAGCTGTATTCAAATCTGGTTTTTCTGCCAAGGCTAGTCAAATGTTTCGGGAATTGCAGGATATAGCTGACACTACTGATATGTCTAGTGGCGTAAAGCTAGGAAAGATGAGAGCCATAGGTGCAAATCTAAATGCCCTAAACCAAGCATCTGATAATCTATTTAAGAGAGCAGCGTTTGTTGGTAGCTTAAAGCGACAACTTAATGAACAGTTCACAAAAAAAATTAGGGCGGGTGAAAAAACAAAAGCTGATAAGGCACAATATGAACTTCGTGACATTGTAAGACGTGGTGAATTTAAAGGCGTATTCAGTACAAAAGAAGGTAAGGAAATGCTGGACAAAGCTGTAGAAGAGTCTTTGTATTTTACTTACCAGAAAACTCCTGATAGTCCAGTAGTCCGTGCATTGATTGATGGTATCCACAAAGCACCATTCCTTACAACATCACTTGTACCATTCCCTAGATTTATAGCTAACGCCATGCGATTCACGTATGAGTATTCGCCTTTGTACTTGATGGACGCTGGCTTTGTACGTTTTGCCACAAAGAACCAAGACAACTATGAAGAACTGGCTAAAGGTTTAGTAGGTACAGGTATGTTGATGGGTGCTGTTGCCTATCGCATGTCAGAACATGCTGGTGAAAATTGGTATGAAGGCAGAAAAGCTGATGGTAGTACATATGATTTGCGTCCGTTCTTCCCAGCAGCACCATTCTTATTTGTTGGCGATCTTGTAGCACGTGCGCTTGACCAAGATATTGCAAACACAGCAGGATTTAAAGAACAAGATAGACCATTGTATGGTGACAATAATGAATTAGCGGATGCTATTCAAGCATTATCTGGCACACAATTTAAATCTGGTATGAGTTTATATGCACTTGATGCTATGTTTCGTGATGTCATGGCAGAAGATGACCCAGCCAAATTACAGAAATTTTTAACTGCCTCTGCAGCAAACATTGTTAATACCTTTACAATTCCTCTAACAATGTTGCAAGATACATATAATACTTTTGCAGCACCAGACGATGCACGTATTGTAAAAGATACAAAGTCATCTGACATGCTAAGTTTCTTTGTTAATCGTTCTTTAGCACGTATACCAATGAACTATAAAATAGAGGAATACTTGTCTGAACACTTGGGTATTAACCCGTCAGAAATATATCAGTCGCCAACTCGTGCAGAAGATTTGCGTAGAGTCACGCCGTTTTCACGTCAAGTATATGGTGCGTTGTATAATGAACGCAAGAATAGATTTGAAAGAGAACTAGCAGAAAATAAAATATCCCGTAGCATTATATATAAGAAGACAGGTGTACCTGAAGCAGATGCACTTATATCAGAATTTATGGGAGAATATATTACAGATTATGTCGTACCTGCAATAGAAGCTAGTGAGACATATAAAAGTAAAACAAGGGAAGGTAAGAAAGATTTTCTCAAGCAAGTCATACAAGAATATCGTAGCGATATTATGGACCTTGTTGAGCATAATGCAAAGCAACCTGTTTATAAAGAACGCTTTGGCTTTAATCCAATGGAAAAATCTGGATGGAATAGAATACCGAAGATAGATAAGGAACGTGCTATGAAAGTATACCACGAGAATCATGGTAAACCAGAAGATGGTAATTATGACTACACAAAATTATTATACTACGCTAAGTATTTAACAAAAATGAGAACATCAGGATACTTTAACTAAACAAAGGGGGCAATTAAGCCCCCTCTTTTTATATTCTGCCTAGCCATTTGGCTATGTGTGAAACAATTACCGATTATCTCCACTGCCTGACAGTGTACCTCTAGCCTTACGGTCAGCTAGTTTTCGCAAATTATTTTCCATAACATGTCCTAAGTCCATCCCCATATCTTGTGCAAGCACAGCGCAGTACCACATAACGTCACCAATCTCGTAGCCAATCTCAATCTTCTTGGCTTCGTATTCATCTTGTGCTGCACCATCTCTAATAAACTTCTTGACTTTGTTGGCAATTTCTCCTGCTTCTCCTGCTAGGCCAAGAGTTAAATACTCTGTGGCTTTTTCTTTAGGGAAGATAGCAGTGCTACATGCTTGCTCTTGATACTGTGTACCTGTAATACCATTCATATATTTCTCCTTCATCCAGTTTTTAGCTTCTTGCTCTAGCTTGTTCATTGTGTTCTACTCTTTTTAAGTTAGCATGATAGGCATCATTGTACCCACGTAGCCATTCACGATGCTGCATTGTATTGTGTTCAATGCCGCTGTCACCAAGAAAGAATTTACCCTTTTCTCCCTTGTTTATTTTTCCTTTTAGAAAGGCATCGTAACCCCACTGATATTGTATTCTTAGTGGAGCATCATACTTACTAAGGCCATTACGTCTTTTCATTATTTTCCCCTTGAGGTTTTGTTTTTACAGACTGTGAAAGACTTTTGCTAAACTCTGCTTGGGCAACTTTAAATTGATCTAACTGCATACGTACATTACTTATTCTCTTTTTTAAGTCTACTACTTGTGTAATCATATACTTTTGCAAATCTGACAAATCTTCAACTAGATAGTCTTCACCGTCAATATTAATTGTTTGTTTCTTTTGTTCTGTCATTTTGTTTTTCCTTCTCTGCATGTTTGCGCTTAATCTTTTGCCATTCATCCCACTGTTCTGACTTGCGGGGTGGGTTGTATATTAACCAACCGTCACCCCGTTTCCATATCAACTCTTTACTCATTAAAGTAATTGTTTAGGATGTCAAGTCTATCTTCGTGCGATGCAATTTTATCCAGTTCACCTTGCATAGCTTCCATTATATCTGAATGTTCTCCAATCCCTACAGGGTTACGCAAGTAACATTCAATGTTGGCAACATGCAGTGCTATGTTAGCCTGTGCATGTTTCCGTAATACTTCTAACATTTTTTCTCTCATATGTCAACTCCTTTTATGCTGCATTCAAGTCTACTATTTCACAAGCATCTGCAGTACACGCTAACTCGCGTCCACCTGATGTTGTATCTTCCTTCTCAAACTCCTGTAGCAATGACCAGTCCACACTCTTAGGCATCTGTGCCAGCATAGCATCATACTCGTCTTCTGTACAGTCCTGATATGGTGCTTGCTTGTACGTATGGTCACTGAATGGTAGGAAGCTGATGCCAGATACTTCATCGAAGTGGTCATACACCCAAGAACCTACCTGCATCCATTCATTTTCCTTCACAGAGATTGTTACGCTAGGCTTATGTTCACACCAGAATCGCTGGTAGGTAAGCCACAACTCAAGTTGTTCAATAGCCGACAGAATTGTGCGTGTTACCGCCCCACGTGGTGATGCCATTGGGAAGCTGAACACTGTAGTAGACTCAGGCTTCATAACATCCGGCTCATTAGGGATACCTTCTGAGATAAGGAACTGTGTTAGTGGGTCTTTGTTATCACCACGTACAGTCCGAATGTAGTGTGGGTTGTGCCTTGCATGAATGCCAGACGCACTGTCCACAAGTTGTGACACTGTACCACTAGGCTTCACACAGGTGATTGCTGTTGATTGTGGAATACCAAGCTGTTGCGCCATAGCCGCATTAGTTTCTACTGCTGTGTCACGCAATGTCTCTAGTGTCTGACCAATGTTCTTACCAAGGTGAGCTGATGTGCCACTAAGCAAGTCATTGTCCATGATACCAGTAAGTGATACACCCAACAAGCGTTCTTCCTCTGTGTTCTTCTTCCAGATATTACGAAGATACTTGAAGTCAGTCAGTGTAGATTGGAATGTACCCAAGATTGTAGCCAAGCGTACCTTCTCGTGTAGTGTCTGTTGTGTATCACTAGCACGTGCTACTACCTCTGACAGATTACAGAACTGGTATGGGCGTAGCAGTATCTCACTGCAAGGGTTGCAGCCGAAGTCATGTTCTGTATCACGTCTGCCATTTTTAGCCGCTTGCTTCTTAGCAGATTCACGGTTAAAGATACCACGTTCACCTGACTTACTCTCGTACAGTGACACCCATTCACGCATGAATGTACCCATCTCCGGCTTGCCTTTATAAGCCACAGAGTTGTTAGCCAATGCACGTTGTCCTTCATTCTCCCACCACATACCTGACTTGGCATGTGCCATCTGATCATCATTGAGATTAGACAATGAAATCAATGCACTACGGCGTACACCGCCGACTACAACAACCTCACCAATCTTACACATGATGTCGTGGCATTCGATAGGGAACAGCTTACGACCTGCCGCATTCTTAAACTTGTCAATAACAAACTGGAATAGTTCTTCCAGAGGTGCTGGGCCGGATGCCCTGCCACCAAATGTCTTGAGTCGTTCACCTGCAGGACGTACAGCAGACACATCCCACTTGGGAATCTGACCAGCGTATAGCATAGCAATCAATTCACGTAGAGACTTAGCCCATCCGGGGCGACTGTCACCTACCTTAATTACTGTATCAGTCTCGTGCATGTCTTCATTAACTATAGGCATCTTCTCAATGTTGTGTCGTTCCACAGAGAAGCCTACACCAGTGCCACACATTAAGATGTACATAGTTTCATCGAATGCTCTAGGGCTATCCACAGGGACGTAAGAGCAGTTGTATGCCCCTACGTGGCAACGGTCTAATGCTGGGCCGGATGTCATCAAGGCTCTCATGCTAGGCATGATGTCCTGATTGAGTACAGCTTCCTCTAGTTCACCACGTAGTTCATCTGATAGCACATAGTTACACGTGCTTTGCAGATGGTTCTTCATATAATCAAAGTAGCGTTCTACTGTCTCAACCCATGTCTCACGGCGTTGTTCATCTTCTTTCCATCGGGCATACCGTGATAGCGCGATGAAGTTTTGGTAGTCTGTTGGTAGGTAATTGTTCATATCTGTCACTCCGTTATTGCTTTCATATTTTTTATTTCTACCCCTTCAACATCGTAGAAATATTCCTCTAAACTGTCTTGTATGTCTTGTCCTACATTCTCATCTGCAGGTATTGGATACTCTTCTGTATCAATGTCTAATGTAAGATAAACTTTAACTCTCATCACTAGCCACCTCGTCTTCAATTAAGGTATTAAGATACCACTGTGCTTTTCTTAAATCCTCTAGTGGCTTACCTTTGTAGTCAAAACGCCACAAGTATTTTATAATGTTACCCTGTAGGTAATACTTAAAATTTGAACCTAATGCTGCTTGTATAGCTGCAATACATTCAATGCCTGACTGATTGTAATGTGATGGACTATTTACCATATCCACATCACCATATGCTTCCTTGCCAGCTTGTTCCGTTTCTTCTTCCATCATTCTTTTCATATATGTTTCATGCCTCATGCACTGCCCTCTGTGTCTGTGTTAAAGTTAATTGTAATGACATTACCATCTATATCTTGTACTACAGGTTTTTCTTCATCGTCCTCAAACTCATATTTAAAATTATTTTTAACATAATAATTTACAAAGTCGCGGAAGTCTTCATCCTGTTCCATCAATGGTATAGTAGATAACATACAGCGTACTATATAGTCAATGTCTTTATACAGGTTAATGGGTACTTCACTATCCTGACTGCTAATGACAGAAAAACTTGCTTCCCCTGTATACCCGCCTGTGTCTGTTTTTAAGGGTCTTACCCGGACTAAGAAATCATCGTCCATTATCTTTTTTTCTATCATCGTTTACTCCTTTTTACTTTTGTTCCTCTGAACTTTACAAACTTTGGATGTTTGTTTTTTCCTTTTTCTTTTAACCATTCTTCTGGTATAACTCTATCGTAGTATAGAAAGCCATACTTTATACACCACTCACCATAGCTAGACTTTGCACCCTTACGTAACTTTCTACGGCTGTTCTCAAAAACAAAACGAATATCTAAATTAGGATGTTGTTTTTGTATTGCAAGATGCTTTCGTCTATCAGCGGCGGTGAACATACCTTTTGTTTCAATTATAATACCATTTGCAAGCACGAAGTCAGGAGTGTAAGTTCTATAAGCAAGGTCTTCCCACTCAATTTTTAAAGGCTCGTACTCAAACTTTACCTTTAAGTTAATTAAGTATTCTGAAATCTTATGCTCAAGACCACTACGAAATCCTAACTTACGTGCTGCCCTAAACCTTTTGGCATTATGCATTAGCATACTCAGGTGCTAATTCAATATATGAAACCATCTTAGGTTGCTTGGCTTGTGACTTCACGGCTGGCAATTCCTTTAGGTTAGGCCAACAGGCTTTTCTATAATCACAGAAGGAACATTCTTTACATAAGACTTTGTTACCTGTAGGCTTACTCCTAAATGTTTCTTCAATAGGTTCAAAGCAACGCTTAAATTTATTTGTGTCTACAGTTTTAACTGTATTCATAATGTTAAGCATTTCTTTTTCTTCGTCTACGCCTGTTGCTGGTACATACTTGAAACTACCATTTGCTTTATTAACTACCCACCAACCGCCCGTCTTCAGGCCAGTAGCTTTAGCATAGCCGACAAGTTGTCCAACATAACCGAAAGCATCTCCATCACGGAGTGTTTCAAAGGATTCAAATTTGTTACGATAAGACCAATCAGATGCTGACTTGACATCATCAACAGCCCCATCAATAGTAAGATCATATGTTCCGTTAATTGTATGTTCTCCAAGATTAAGTGATACACTCTCAGAATCCCCATATTCAACTCCCGCTTCTGTTAATAGTCCTTTGAATACTGCTTCAACAATATCACCAAGCATCATATTCATTACGAATGTAGTTGGGCGAGGAAGGGCTGTCTCTGGCTTGTTCTTTTCAAACCATAACTGGCAGGTTGGTCTACCAATATTAGACATGCGCAATCTAAAATCTCCTCGCCCCGAACCATTGAACTGACGCAACACAGCTTGACGAACATCTTCGGCAATTTGTTTGGCAGTATCTTCTGACATAGTTGACTTGCCTTTAGTTGCGTTATCCATGTATACATGCAACGCCAGTTCTGCTGGATGGTTCATACTATTCTACCTCTTCAACATCAATGTCAACGAAAGATTCTGCCATTTCTTTTTCTTCATCAGTAGCTGCTTCAACTTGCTTCTGATCCCATTCAGATAGAACCCAACGATTGTGGCTTTCTATCCAAGCCATAAAGTCTTTGAAGAAGGCTTGGTCTTCTTTTGATACTTCAAACGTATTATCAAGATCAGCTTCACAGACAGGAACATAATATGTATTTCCTACTGCTTCACGTTCTTCTGTAGTAACATTAATATTATGATACACAGACAGCCTACGATGCTGGGCAAGTTTTGCAGTAGCTTCTGCAAAGTTTTTGAATCCTTCTTTGTTATCGACTTCCCAAACAAAAGGCATATCAATAACCTCTACAGGATTACCTTGATCATCTGTAGCATCTACAAATGTCACTGTGCCAAGAATAACTCTAGTACGTTTAATGGAACGTATAAGTTCTTTCATAGCGTCAGGCAAAGCAGAGAAGTCTTGAATATATCCAGAAGGTTTGCCACAGTTAAACGTGCCGTAGTTATCCTTCAAGTCCACTTTCAAGTCTGGTGACATCACAGTTTTTACATAGTTGTTTACTGCATTGTCATACTTCTGATACATAAATCGTTGCACGTGGATGCGCATCTTAATAGATTCTGCATACACATCCTTGCCTTCTTTCTCAATCATAAAAGAACCAGCCGTTACAACATCGACTGTGACAGTCTTGCCATTAACTTCTGCTTTACCTTTGATTGCTTTCTTCTGCAACTTAATACGAGCAAGCGTACTTTTATTCTTTGTATCACCTGCATCGTATGCCATGCCCATTACTTGAGCCATAGCTACATAGTTGTTATTATCAATCACTGCTAATTCACTCATATTTTTTACTCCTTTTTATAAAAATAGAATCGTAGTTCTATCACACTACGTCCTTTGTGTCAAGCCAATTCTCACCTATTTTTGCTTCAAGTTCAAGTGGTACATTAAATACTATTCCCCAACGCATTGTAATTAAACCGGGAAGATCATCATTAGTTTTTTTAATAATGTCAATCACTTGTAGTTCTTCATTAGGATGTACATCTACCACGATACTATCATGCACACTATTAACTACACAAGATTGCATACCTCTCAGTAGTTTATCAATATGTAATAAAGCGATAGGCACAATATCTGCTGTAGCAAAAGATTGCACAGGATAGTTCTTGATCTGCGTAAAGTTTGTTATCTTACCGTTATCTAAACGCCGTACTCCATCAAACTTAAACTGACGACCAGACGGTGTTGTAATCCTCTCTGTTGTTAGAGCCTCTTTAGCCAATCTGGTATGCCAATCTGCGATTCCTTGGTATTTTTGTGTGAAGTGTTTGTAGTATTCTGCTTCGGCAGTTGTTCGTCCAAATCCAGTTGCGCCGTAGAGTGGTGCAAACGTGTGCGCCTTCGCATCTTGGCGAGTCGTATGTTGACCAGCATCGGTAATAACTTTAGCGGTATATGCGTGTACATCAAATCCAGTAGAGACTTCTTCAATTGCTACTCCATCTTGTGATAAATATGCAGCTGCCCTAAACTCTAGCTGGGCAAAATCTGCTTCTAATACTTTACCATCAGACCAACGAGATACAAACACCTTCTTAACAGGAAACGTACCACCGCGTGGCATGTTCTGCATGTTAGGGTCTGCACCTGATAGGCGACCTGTGGCTGTTCTATGTTGCAAAAGTCTGACATGCAACTTGCCATCTTGTTTAGTATGTGTATGTATACCTTCAACAAAAGATGATAGGTATGTATCAACAGCAGATAGTCTGCGAACCTTAGACAGAAACGATACTGCGTCCGTCATGCCTTTACCACGTGCCGCCCTCTCTAATATCTCAAGGTTGCCTTTGCTTGTACTAAATCCATTTGCACTAGCCCACTTAGCATTAGGTGGCATAAACTTTAGGCCAGCTACCTTATCCGTAGGTTTGTATAGATAACCACTAGATGCACAAGTAACACACTTGTTAGGTTTGGCAAAAGGTGTACCATCTTTCTTTGTCTTCCGAATGTATCCAGTGCCACGACAATCAGAACACTGCTCTGCATATGTTTTATATACACGTTCTGTTTGAGTTCGTATCAACTCTTTGAAAGGTGAGTCTTTCATATATGGTTCAATAGAATTTGACCATGTGTTCTTATCCTTTACCTTACGGCTATAAATAACCCAAGACAATTGCTCTGGACTATTAAGATTAATAGGTGTGTCACCCATAATCTCCCGAACATGCTCTTGTAGGTTGTCAATAAGTTGACGCTTCTCTTGTTCAAATTCTTGACGCACCTCATCTAGCTTGCTCAAGTCAACAGCAAACCCACGTTGATATATACGTGCCAAACATACCGCCACCTGATTAGTTAAATCAACTGTGCCACGTAAGCCAGCATCGTCTATACTATTCAGCCTTAGAATTAGTTTGTTTGCCAACTGTTGGGTGGCCTGTAGATCAGCAACAAGATACTCACACAGTTCATCATGTGGAATATCTTTTACACTGTATCCCTTCTTGAAATATTCTTTAAGCGTGTCTTGTTTTTGTGTATCTAATGCATAGCGTTCAGCACATGCTTCAAGAGATAGAGGCTCTTTTACCCCACGTTGTAATACATACTCTGCCAGCATTGTATCAAAAACCGGGCCATCATACTTGAAACCGGATTCCCATAACCACAATAAATCATATGCTGCGTTGTGACAGATAAGAACAGTAGTGGCATCTAGGAACTCTTGTATTAGTACATGTCCACCATCATCTGCCTCTACCTCACTGTGGTCAATAGTTACAACTCTTTCCACCCCTTGGTCTGTAAGCATACCAACCATTACCAAACTATTGTTTGATTCAAATGGATCAAGGTGCATCTTGCCATCACGTTGCGTGACAGTATTTTCTACATCAAGTGTTAGCTTCATTATACTTCATACCTTCCTATTGTATAGTTGAGATTACAACCTATGCGACCATGCCAACCAGACAATTTGTTTTTTACTACGTTAATGTGGCGTTGTGTATCCTCTTCGTCCTTTCCACCTTCCACTACAGGATTCTTTGCAATCAGGATCATAAGGTCTGCTTCTGCGGCCTTGCCAGTTCGTGAACCTTCCATCATACTTTGATTCAATATCGTCTTGCCTTCTGCCTCTGCACTTAGTTGGGACATATAAAATACAGCGCAACCATACTGCTTGGCAATCATCCTAGCATAGATGGCATTAGCCTTTAGTGCTTCGTCTGGGCGTGAATACCCTGACATCGTAGCAAACTTATCCCCCATATCAAGCACAACAATATCAGGATTATATGATTTACATACACTTTCTACCCAAGCCATGTCCCTGCCCGTAGAATCCTTGATACGAATCTTATCATACACAGGACGATATAAATCCCTTGCAGTGGACGGGTCATTCTTTACATCCCACATTGTAAGACCTGTTGCTGCTGTAAGATAACGTGCGGCCACACGATGGTAGCTTTCTTCATTACACAATACAATACAGTTGGCACCTTGCTGGGCAAACCCGCCCGGCCCTGCAATCAAGCTGGCATGGAATGATGTCTTACCTGTATTGGGTCTAGCACCTACCTCAATCAAGTGTCCATCATTTACACCCTCAACCTTGCGCACAAGAGTTGGGATATTAAATGTCCATCTCGCTTCCAAATCATTCTTGGAGATAATAGTATCAATGGATATGTCATCCCATTCAATTTTTAGCTTGGGCGTAAAGTCTTCACCATACTTTTCAAGAAGCTGTTGTAAAGGCTCTAGGCTGGACTTGTCACCATTCACATAGTCAAACCCCAACTCTGCAATCTCTGCCCCCACAACCTGCTGAAACAGGCGAGAAAGCACCTCTCCTGCTACATCACTACCTAATGGGTCAGTGCGGTGTATGGTCTTAAACAAACCATTGTATGACTCACGTTGGGCTGGTGTAATAGATGGGTTACTTGATATGAACAGGGCTTGTACTTCTTCTGGGGTGACAGTCCTATTATATCTATCCATTGCAATGTCAACTGCTTTTTTAATCTTACGCACATCTGCGCTGAACAATTTATCTGGGCATCTTGCACCCCGATTGTTTTCATAGAAGTCTTTGTTCATCAGACTTCGTACAAGTGATAATTCCATAAGTTCCACTATGTTGCTCCTAACTGTTTTAGTTTTTCTATGTCTGTCGGGTTGCCGTACTTCAAGTCTTTTTCAAGGCGCAACACCTTTACCTTGGGTATGTGGCTACGTAATTCTGTAGCCATTGCTATAGTCTTTGGTAACACATCGGGGTCTAAGGCAACGATAGTTGCTGAGAACTGTGTAAGATATTGCTTATGTTCTTCAAGCAAAGTAGTACCTAGTAGTGCGACCCCGACAAATTTCTCACCACCAACTACTGCAGCACTCACACAGTCCTCAACAACCACGGCGACATCACCCTGACCACTGGTATAGGGGAGACTAGAAGACCCATACCTTCGCCATTTGGGGAGTCGCTTTGTCAACGCCCGACCAGTAGCGTCAACAATCTTGTTATCATGTACGACAGGAAATACAACTCTGTCTTCCTTTACATCGTAATGCAAACCTAATTTATTTACATCCAAACCCCATCTAGCACACCACCTGTTCATGTACAGATTACTACGCTTCACGATAAACTTTGGTAATTCAAACTCTATTTCTTTTTGTATTTGTTTAGCTTTCATATTCTTTATATCATCAGGTGTCATACCTATACGCTTGCCACCACTGACAGCACAAGATGCCTTGTAACAATTCCACACAATGTTACCACCAATATTAGATACAGTAAAAGTTTTGTATCCTTTACAAGATGGACAGTTAATTCTAACTGACTCACCTACATATACTGTTATGTTATTTACTGTATCATATATATTGTTATACATTATATATAATCCTTTTCTTGTTTGGCATCTGATGTGCTTTTACCATGTGATGTTCTTTTTGTCAAGGCATAATTTGCTGCGTCATAGGTATTTTTTATATATGGTTGGACCGACTGGGGGTTAGCATGTCCTGTAACCGACATAATCTGTCCTATTCCTACACCAGCTTGAACCATTTCTGTTGTACCAGTTCGCCTCAAGTCTGACAGTCTAAGTGTATCTGGTAAACCTGCACTGCGAATTAGTGTACGTCCATGCTTTGACATCTTATACTTAGTATAGGGTTCATACTTACCGCCAATAGCATTGGGGCGTGGGGCAATGTAATCTTGAAAACCAAAGTCTGCATGTTGCTGTTCAAGCATCTCCAACAATTCATCAGACACGGGCAAATACACTTCCGCCCTACGCTTTGACTGTAAGATATGTACACGCTTGTGTTCAAAGTCTACACTGTCCCACTTTAGTAGGCGCATATCGCCAACACGCTGACACCATTCATATGCCATCTGTGCAATCAACCCAAGGTTGCGTGTTTCAAACTCGCTGTAAGCAAAGTCTAGTAGTTTGACTACATCATCCTTTGACCACAATGTAGAACGAACCTGTGGTTTACGCCTACGTACAGCATTGAATGGATTACTACCTACCATCTCCATGCGTAAACCATGGTTGTACAGAACTCTAGCTATTGCCATTGTCTTGTTGGCAAAGTGTATGCCTCTGTCACACCATATGTTATACGCAAGTTTACATATTTTGCTAGTCAGTTTTTTGACATCCACTTGTCGAAGGTATCGTCCCTCCACCCTAGTGTCCAAAACTTGACCGATTAAATATTTATAATCAGATTTAGTTTCATCTCGTAAGTCCTTGTATTCATAGGAAGAATAGTAATCATCCACCATTTCTTTGAAGCTAATCATAGCCCAAACGCCAGCAAGATTATCATCCCAACTACTGCAATAATAATGTCCATATAATTTCTCCTAATCGCATGTACTGTAACGTGACATGACAGCAGTATATCTGCCAGTGTCAGGGTCATGTGTTGTCTTAGCAACACGAGTGCCATACCCCAAAGGGTGATACTCTGTTAAGTACCACTCGATTTGCTCATTCAAATCTTCCTTAGAGAAGGCAGATATTGTTTCTTCTATATTTCTAGGCATTGTTGATTCCTTTCATCCAGCCGGGCATGTCTCGGCCTTTATTATATCTTGCGAACCTAGACTTGTCTGCAATATAAAAGTTTCGGTAAGACTTTATAGGCCAGTGTTCGCCTGTCTTTAAGTCGTCCATGCCACTAAAACATTCTGGATGCCTAGTAACATGGTTGATAGTATCAGTAGGAAGAAACTTTTTGCCATTAGATAACGCCATAAAATGTTTACTAGCACCATGTGTTTTATCATAACGATAAGTATATTCTTCCAGCATTGCAGCATACAAATTAAAAGCATACACGTAGTTAGCTTGGCTACGCATTGCCCATAATGTACATGGATGCTTTTGATGTACTGGCTTATATAGGTTATACTTTTCTGCATACTCTGGTGCATGATGCCATAAACTTGTACATAACATCTGCGATTCTTCCAATGGCATCTTGACAATGTGTTGATCACATAGTTGTTGTGCTATTGCTTTAGGGTGATGGTCAATCAAAAACCTGTTCATTATTTACTCCTGTAATAATTACATCTTTAGTTGCGTTCTTCATAGTGTGGCCTGTACCCGCACCAATATCTAATTGTTTTACGTGACCTTCCAATATGACAACCTCTCCAACTATATCGTGTATAGCCCACGCTTTCATATGTTCTGCGTGTCCGGAGATAGCATCATCTATTGTTTCACCTTGTATATATTCTACTCTACTAAGTGGATCATCTATGAGTGATTCATATCTGCCATATGCTGTATAGACTGCTGTATATTTATTCATGCTCACCCCCTTTGCCTCTGCCCAAACTACCAAAATACTGTGGCCTACGCTTGGCTGTTTCAAATACCCCTGCCGTAATAAACACACCAGCTATCAACAGGGCGTGTGCTACGGCACTGACACCAAAGACAGTGACAGACCCGACAGACATACCAAAGATAATACACCACATCCATGCCAATAATTGCGTGACCATGTGCCGTGTGTTTGTGTCAGGTATGTGACGCAGTGGGTTGTACCTGTTGTCCATGATTAGTTTATATATGTTACTCATAGTTATTCTCCCAGCGTTTCTTGGCTAGTTCAACTGCCGCATTGTGCATTTTCTCTGGAGATATATATGCTTTCCAGCTTTGGTGCTGATGCACTAACTGCTCATATGCATCTTCATACAAACGTTCAAGGATAGCTTCGTTCTGTTGATTACTCATCACATGGCTCCATACTGTAAAATACATAATCACCCCAAGAAATGTGGGGTACATCCGGTTTGGCATTCTTCTTGCCTACGTAAGTAAACGTACAACCTTGCTCATACTTAACGTCAACGTCAGCAATAAACTCTGCGTTATCCTCTGCGAACAAAGCAAACGCTGTAACAAATAATATTTCAATCATGCTATTTTCTCCTAGTTGTTTACTACATTATCGTCATAGTGATAAAACATTTCCTTCACTTTGTCAAGGTTAATCTTAAACCACTCATTGCGGCGTTCACTTGCATACTGTTCTAGTGTGCGGTGCATGATAGTTTCAGCCTTGCTCCGGTTGGCTGACTGAAACGTACACACAATCTCATAATCCCGAAAAGGTGATGAGGTTTGGTAGCCATTTAGTCTATCCTCTGCAATGGTTGCGCACCCAATCTTTACCCAATCCGGCCACGCCTTGTTGATGATGGCATAAACCTCACCCTCTGGCACACTGTCAATCTGTTGATGTGACCATGCATCGTCCAAACTTTTGTATCGCCCCGGCTTATGCAATGGGTGTGACTTAGGAATATACTTCCCATTTACAAACATCCTTGTCGTGTTCTTCTTAGCATGGCCTGCGATCCTCTCACGTATCTTTTGATTAGGACGGGTGTACCACCACTCACCATCCTCAAAGAATATTTTACCACGCTTCACATAAGTTTGATCAATCATCATTTTGCTCCTCATCCTCTAAAATGTAATCTCTATAAAATTGTGGATTACCTTCATAATCTTTTTTAGGCACAAACTTCATTACTCTTTTTATCAAATACTGAAGTCCTTCTAACTTACCTACATCAGAAATATATAAGTCATTACACTCATGGATTGTACTAAGTAAATCCTTTAAGTCATTGTGTGCCTGTAAAAATTGTAGTCTATCTTCATGTGTTATGTATTGCATTTTATTTATCCTCTACAAGTTCAGTTAGCATTTCCTCAATCCTACCCATGAGTACATTGATTGCAGTTCCAATGTGTCCTGTGTCGGTAGGTTTCATACGTGCTTCTAGTTGTCTCACCTCTTCAATCAAGGCAAGAATGTGTTGTTTATATTTTTGTCTATCCATAAGATTTATTCTCCTCTTGCATCATTTCACTAATATCAAACTCATCAGCTAACTCTGGGCGTACCTCACTGATACTCTCAATGTCATCAGTTGACCAGTCATCACCATCTACATACTCGCCAACATACATCCACCCTTCATCAAGGTATCGTGCATTTATCTCATAGCCCATGTCTGTCAGCTTGTCAAAGACAGGTATAGGCGGTGACCATGCAGTGTAGAAGGTCATGGACAATGTGTTAGCATCAATGCGAGTGCAGTGCGTCTCATAGATGTCCCACTTAGTACCCCAATTATCCAGCCGCCAGTCATACCAATCACCACCATCAAGCAAGGACTCGTTCATGGGGATGATGTGTTGCAGTAGTGAAGCATCGTCTGTGTTCATCACATTGTAGATGTCATCAATCTTCTGGCTGTCAGCGTGTGACAGGATTACTCTGTTATCTGTATGGTTAGGCATCTTGGTTCTCCTCAAATTTACAACGTGTTGTGTAGTAAGCCATTAGCATTGCGGCAATTTCTGGGAATGATTCCCAATCAACAGGTCTGCCACCTAATTGCATCTCAATCTCTGAGTCCATTGCAACTAGCATGGCGTTGACTTGTTTCGGTGGTAAGTTAAGTGTTATCATTATCAATCTCCTCTACATCTACTTCTGTGTGGTAATCACCATCGTCATCTAATAATGCAACAACATCAGTATCAATCCAGTCGTGGTCAAACATACGTTGTTCAAACCCTTGCAGCATTAGTCTACTTTCTTCACTCCATACTCTGCGCTTTTCCATAATTTAATCCATCCTTGTAATAAAATGTTTACCATCTTCAGTAGGCAAGGCAATGATAGCATAAGGGTAGAAGTATACTGTTCCATCTTTGGTATCCATCTTGCCCACATATTCTAAATCATCATCTTCTTCATGAAGACTTTTGTATGAACCATCTTTTAATACTTCTCCACCAAAGCAATACAGTTTACCAAATCCATAGCGTTCTGTCATATATTGCACAATGTCATCTTCGTCTAGCAAATTGTACTCAACTACCCAATGGGGTAGCAAGCCAAGTGACTCTACAAGATGTTCCTTTGGTGTGTCATAGTGTAGTGTGTTAAGTGTTAGCATTGTATTGTCTCCTTCATTCCATTAAATATATGTGATATTACATCAACTGTCCACCCATTGCCAAGCATTTTGTAGCGTTGTGTATTGCTGACATGGTTGGTGTACCCTTCCGGCACAGTTTGTAATCTCTCGCACTCAAGTGGCGTTAGCTTGCGCCATGTGGTATCGCTTGTCAATGTCTTGGGTTCACGATGCCCACCACCCATTGTAGTAAGACATGGTGCCTTGCCATCTGGATGATATACCCTGCGTATATTGTCATTACCGCGAATGTCGGCATCCCCTACATGACATAGACCATCCTTGCTGAACACTAGCTGTCGCCTGTGTTTCTCAAAGTATGACTTGAGATTGCCACCCTTGAAATAGTTAGCGTCAATACAGTGTGCCTTGTCTCTGTCTACATGACCATCCTCTAGTATATCTTTGAGCAGGATACCTTTGTCATCAGGTAACTTGTCCATCGGAATGTTTGTCCAGTAGTAGCGTTGCCTATTCTGTGCAGACACGATCCGACTGTTGATGAATATAGGTTCGACACCTAATGCATCAGTGATTACATCCATAGACTGCTGTTTCATCCGCACATTTTCCAAAAGAAAATATCTAGGCTTTAACTCTTTTAGCAGTCGAACAAACTCCCAGAACAATTTACTTCGGGGGTCATCGAAATTTAATCTTTTCCCAGCAAACGAAAATCCCTGACATGGACTGCCACCAATCAATAGGTCAATCTGTGGCAAGTCATCTGCCTTAACATCACGCACATCACCTAGATGCACCATGTCCGGATAGTTAACCTTCGCTACCTTGATAGCGTACTTGTCTATCTCGCTGGCGTAATACTTGTCAACTTGGAATCCTGATTTCTGTAGTGCGATCTGACCGCACGACATACCATCAAACAATGATAATACATTCATCTGTAAGCACCTCTCGCTAAGTTTAATCCTATCAGCACCCCATCAAGATGCTGTAACATCTCTCTTGCTGGCATACGCCATGCCATGATTGCATCATTTGCAGTCAATTCGTAGCCACCATATTCCGCCGCGAAATTCACATCAAGTGTAGCTGACTGTTCATCTGACCTTGCCATGCGTTCAAGCTGTCTGTTGACTGCTTCCAAACGCACCCTAATCATTCGCTTTGTAACTCGCATTTTATGCAACATCCTTTCCGAACCAACGCTTGGCTGTCATGTCATTGATGACATACTTAGTGCCAGACTTCATGTCTTGCACGATCCAAGGATTTTTCCTTGCCCTAGTCTTATATCCAACAAGTGAGAATGTCTTGCCCTGCTGGTTGGCAATCTTGGTTGTGTCTAGATCAGACAGGTTGGCGAAAGTTTCTAGGTCACGTTCTTCTGCTGACCCTGCACCTTGTTCACGCACCTCAACTTTGAAGGTAACTTGTGAGTCATCGAATGACGCATTCCCTGCGTGTATCTCATACCCCTCAATGCCATGCTCCTCAAAAATTTCATTAAGTTTGTTGCGTAGTATTTTTGCTGTTGCTTTATTCATAATTTAACATCCCATTTTCTGTCGTTGTAATTTGTTCACACGTTGTTGCTTACGCATAGCCGTAACAGGTTTTCTATGTTTAGTCAAGATAGATTTTACCTTTACTGGCTTGCGATAAGTGATGATCCTTTTCGGCATCCTTCTTATCCCTTTTCCTGTCGTACTTTTTCCGGTCACGATAAGCACCTGCCCTGCGTCTAGACAAAGCCTGTGCTTTCGCAACAGGATTAATACGAAATGATTTACGCAATGTTCTGGCGTGGGCAGAATTGACCACCCTTGTATTTTTTGCCATTGATTACAGTGCCACCTTGCTCAACACGTGATACCGCAAGTAAGGATTTAGTTACTCGCTTGCTTAACATAGTACCCTTGCGTCCATACCGATTAGTGATACGGCGAGCCTGTAGGTTTTCCACACCCACATGATTGCGAATGATACCTGATACGTTCTTAGTAAATACAGTCTTAAACATTTTTAGTCTCCTAATTAAAAGTTTTACAAAATCGCAGAATATATTCCGCTTGTCACATATTTATTAGAGCTATGACCAAACCCTATAACTAACCCAAACCCTATAGACCTGCGTTAGTAATTTCTATTTCATACCCTAGCTTTTCACTAATGTCAAGCACCTGATACCGATAAAATGTTTTGCGTCCACATAAATCCGCAAGAAACTGGGATTTGCTACACTTCGGGTAAAACCTAATCTCACCATAATTTTCTTTACGTTCAAAGAATAACTTATCCATTATAGCATGTCTCCCTGCCATTCATCTAATGCACAGTCAATCGCATCCATTGGTGATAGCCCATCTTCGTGAAAGTCACGCCACGTTAAGTCAGGCATATCGTGTATTCCAACGCCAATCTTTGCAGTGCAAATTCTATCACACTCTTTTACAAATTTATCAAAAGTCATTTCATTACCTCATATTGCTAATGCTTGCACATGGTACGCACTAACAGCGTCACCTGTTGGTAGTTTTTTGTTGGCACTGTTGCCAGCTACATAGTCGCACCATGTATCCCACCAATATTCAGCACCTTTTATCTGGCAAAATTCCACATATTTTTGTATCTTTTTCCGGCGCAATTCCGGCTTGGTTTTCTTGTCAAGTTTGGTGGCCGAAGCTGCCCAGCCTAACCTAGTTAAGTTGTGGCTATCCAAACAAGCTACATCGAAGCCCAAACATTGGGCGACAAAACTTGCTTTCACCATTCCAAGTGATGGCACCGTTGTGAGTAATTCCACTGCACCAACAACATCATCATTTTGTTTGCACTCTAATAATCCATCATAAATGGTGGACTTGTTATCTAATATAAATTGATAGCCGTTACGCTTGGCACTGAATAGATACTTGCTATCTGCACCAAGTTTACGAACATCCGAAAGCTGGTTGCCCACTGATTGTAGTGGTTGCTGTATTGTGCAAAGCACAAATGCAACAATATCCACTAGCCCATCAGGTGACGACCAACCATGCTTTGCCATTACTGGCATATCACGCTTGTACATCGTACTATCTCCTAATCACATTTAGGGTATACTGCTGCCCCGGCAGACACAACTGTAGTGTCATGGGCTACTACCCTATTTGCTTTGGGTCACTGATTGGATTTACACGTTAGTCACCAATCTGAATATTTATCTTGCTACTAGGCTATCACCTAGCTTTGTATATTGTCAACACCTTATTTTACTTTTTGGCATA